AGGAGTACATTTTATATTTGCGCTTCTACGTTGGGGAGTTATACATCCATTGATGAGGACAGAAAAACAGAATTTAGGCAACTTGTATTGAGATTAAAGCCAGCGCAAACGGTTGCTTTTTTATTGATAAATTATACTTAATATTAATATCATATGAGACGGTTACAGTCAAAACCCAATGTTATAGCTCCGGCAAGCCCTTACCCCTTTGGCAAGATAAAGGACCGTGTTGGCGCATCGCCAGGCACTCCTGTGGATGAGGAGGTTTATGGTGACATGCATCAGTTTTTTGAGAAACTCATGAGTGTTGTCGGCATGACAGGTAATGATCTGCCTGATAATGATACCAATGGTTATCAGTTGATAGACGCTTTAAAGAAATTCGCAAAGAGGCATGGGCATTTTATTGGGCAGGTAATAACTTATTCAGGTAGTCTTTCTGATTTTGTTTCTGGGCTTGGCACTAACGACTGGACAGGTTTCGCCATTTGCGATGGATCTAATGGTACACCTGACCTTAGGGACCGTTTTATTGTGGGATCTGGATCGTCTTATGGAATGAACACCAATGGAGGATCTGATGCACATACTATTGCAGCAAATGAATTACCGATATCTTCCCCTTATGCCTTATCTGTTGGATCACAAAAATACATGCATGAAACTACTTCTTATGATGCCGATAACCCGGGCGGTGGTAGTAATTTTACACCTAAATATGGAGGAATTTCTGGTAATTCATCAACACCGGCTGTAAGTCTTGGTAGTAATTCTGGTGGTGGTCAATCATTCAGTAAACTACCACCATATTATGCTCTCTGTTTTATAATGCGTATATCGTAAATTATGCAGATAAAAATTGACATCAATATGGATGCTACTTTGAAATTTGCCCACACGCTGGATAAGCTTCACAGATCTGCATTGCCTACAGCGGTCAGGGATGCCCTGAATCGCACGGCTTTTGATGTCAAACAGAATACTATGCCGTACACGGCAGCTGCTACATTTACAAATAGATCACCGAACTTTTTTAAAGCTAATAGCAGGGTAGACCTGGCAAAGGGATGGAATGTAAACAATATGGCTGCAAAGGTGGGCTTTATTTCAAATAATCTGAAAGGATCATCCAATTATGCAGTGGAGGATTTGGAGGAGCAGGAACATGGCGGGAATATTGACAAAAAGACATTTATCCCGACTGATCAAGCCAGAGGAGGCAGCAAGTCTAAAGCTGTCAGGCCATCCAATAGGCTTGAAAAAATAAAAAAGAAAATTGTCGATTCAAATAAAATGCAGGGACGTAATAAATTCCAGCAGTTTATAAAGGCAGCTGTAGCTGTAGGCACAGGCGGGTATGTAATCGGTCATTTTAAGAAAGATATTTTACTTAAGATAAATTCAATAGGTAAAGCGAGCAGGAGAAAAGGCCGCACCGGCCTGAAAGTAAAAGCTACACCGCTTTATTCTGTAAAGAAAAACAGATCTGTACGTGTGAAAGAAACTGATTTTATGCGTACTGCTTCAGTTATATCTGGCAGTAAAATGGATATGTTTTTTAACAGCGCAGCACAGAAGCAAGTGGATAAATTTAAGAAAAAACTAGGATGAGCTGGATAGATCAGGTAAGCACGAATTTTATTATTACTACTGGAGACGGTAAGCAATATACTCCGCTGTGGGTTTTATCTTCAAAAGAGGTCACGTACAATATATCTGAGTTTGAATTTCCGAAGGTCTCCGGCACACTGGTAAAAAGAGGTACACCAAAGGGCCGCAAATTCGCTATAGAAATATATTTTCAGGGCGAGAACTATCTTGAGCAGGCTCTTGCTTTTGAAAATTCTGCCAATGACAGCAGGCCATGGATTATATCACATCCTTTGCATGGATCTATAACAGCACAGCCTATAGCGCTTTCTTATGATTACACAAAATATAATTCATGTAAAATATCAGGCTCGGTAACCGAGACAATCACAGAGGAGCGTCCTAAAGGTTCGCCTGACCCTGTAGCTAAAATTTTTGATGATAAGGAGGATCTGGATAATGTAGCTGTGGAGGCTTTTACCGTCACCGCCTCTGCTGCTGATATTACATCTATCACAAATAACTCTCTGAAAACCTATAATTTATTTTCAAAAATTATAAACTCAGCTACCGAGGCAGAGGAGTATTTTAATCTGTACAAAGATTTAAATACAAAGATTCTAAACCTGATCACGCTGCCAACGGTAGCGCTTCAGGCATTGCAGGCATTTTATAATTATCCTGCTCTGCTCAGTGCAGATGTGCAGGTCCGTGTCAATGCTTTTTCTGATCAGCTTAATTTATTGAAAGCTGAAAAGGATGGCATCACCGGACTTTCAGAAAAAAAGAGCTATGAGACACAAGGCTCTGCTACTATATCAGCGGCAGCCCTTGCCTCTGCTAATCCACTGCCTGGCAATTACGGTAACAGGGCCAGCGTCCTAGCAATGATTCAGCTGCTTATTGATATGTATAATAGTTTTTTGCAGGATCTTGATGACCTGCAAAGCGATAACGGTGGAGATCCTGATAGCTACATCCCGGATGCTGCTGTGCTTATAGGACTCAATGACCTGATAAATTACACTGTGTCAAGCCTGTTTAATATCGCGCTGGGTGCTAAACAGGAGCGCAGTGTATACATAGAAGATGACAGTAATGTGGTTATCCTGGCACATCGTTTTTATGGACTCAAGGCTGATGATTCCAGTATTGATGAGCTGATCAAAAACAATAATATAGGGCTCAGTGAAATACTCCAGATTAAAAAGGGTCGCAAAATAGTTTATTACGTATGATCTTAAAGATAAACGACCGGATCAGAAATAGGAATGTGGAGTTTTTTAACAACTTCACATTGTCGCTTAAGTATGATTCTGTAGCATCGGCTTTTAATTTTAATTTTTATTTCAACCCTGACACGATTGAATTAAAAGAACTTGCTTGCATTGGTCACTATCATATTGCCAGCATTGAGCACAATGGTGAGCTACTGCTTACCGGCTATATTCTGTCTGAGGCATTCAGCTCGGAGCCTGAGAAAAAGATGGTAGCCATGGGCGGGTATTCTCTGCCGGGAGTTCTGGAGGATTGTGAGATACCTACAGACCTTTATCCATTGCAATCTGATGGCCTTTCTCTTAAGGAAATAGCCCGTAAGCTTACTAGCTTATTTGATTTTAAGACAGTGATAGACCCGGCAGTGGCATCAAAAATGAATCAGGTTTTTGAAAAAACTACTGCTGGGGCAGGAGGGTCTATAAAGCAATATCTCACTGATCTGGCCGCTCAGAAAAATATTGTTATTTCACATACGGAGAAAGGCGAGCTTTTATTTACTGAAGCAAAAACAAAAGCAAAGCCGTTTTTCCATTTTGAAAATAATGTAATAGGCACCACCATGAGCTTGTCATTTAACGGCCAGGCCATGCACTCGCATATTACTGTAATTAAGCAGGCTGATGCTGATGAGGGTAATGCCGGGGAGTTCACTATCCGTAATCCTTATGTGCCGTTCGTTTACCGGCCAAAGGTTATTGTGCAGTCATCCGGTGATGACAATGATACAGAGAAAGCTGCCCGCAATGCGTTAAGCCAGGAACTCAAGAATTTGGTACTGACAATTACCACTGATCGCTGGGAGGTGGACGGTAAGATTATAAAACCTAACAGCATTATCACAATAAAGAACCCTGAGATTTATCTATACAATAAATGTTCTTGGTTTGTGGAGGGTGTGGAATATCAGGGAGACAATACAAAAATGACCGCCACGCTTACATGTGTGCTGCCTGAGGTGTATAACATGGAGACACCGGAATATTTATTTAAAGGTATAAACCTGCATTAATATGGGCTTAATTTACTTAACCAAATTAATATCTACGGAGATCGATAACCTCGGCAGGCGTGTATCAAAAGTTTTGCGTTTTGGCAATAGGGACGTTTTGACTGCACTGGAGGCATCACCTTATGGGATTGATTCAAATCCTGTACAGGGACGTATTGCCATATATGCAGACACTGGTGAAAAAGGTAAAACTGTGATCGTTGGCTATATCGATAAAAATAAACTGGCCGAGGTGGGTGCTACACGGATCTATTCCACCGATGCAAATGGTACTGTGAAATTTGCTCTTTACATGCGCGCAGACGGGACTTGTGAGTTTGGAGGCACTGGTGATTTTCTGGTGAGATATGAAAAAATGGATGATTTTATGCAGTCATTAAAAAGTGACATCAATACAGAACTTGTAAAGATCCAGACAGGTATTACAGGCGTGGGCGGTGCATACGCCCCTACACCTATATCTATTAATACCAGCCAGGCGAAAATCAGTAAAATAAAGGTATCCAGTTCCGGGTAATTGGATACTAGGTTATCCGGGTGAAATGAATGAATTGGAATATTAATAAAATTTAACGTACTTAGTTACATGGCACTCTACGACTCTGCCGCTATTTATATAGATAGCGCTGACACACTCAAGGACAAAATTACCAGAATTGACGCAGTAATTGATGCGCTTTTAACTGTAGCCCTGAAGGCTGCCGCAAATGAAAATATCACTGAATACTCTTTAAATGATGGTCAGACCCAGATCAAAACCGCATACCGTGGAACTGATTCAGTGATGAAATCAATTCAGGCATTTGAGGCCATAAAGCAGATGTATGTAAACAGACTGAACGGCAGACACATCAGGCTTATGGATAGTAAAAATTTCACACGTAAAGATTTTAACAGATAGGCTATGTGGTTATTTGATGCGTTATTCGGTAAGAAAAAAATAGAAAATAGAAAGGATGTAAGCGCCTTTCTTGACAGATCCGCAGGTCTTTCTAATCCACTTTTCACCATTTCATTCGATGGCGAGAAAAATCTGGGTGAGATTGGCCCTATTAAGGATTATGTGATGAATCATGAGGCATTGCGTGCCAGGTCATGGCAGGCGTATGTGGAAAGTGAGATAGCGCAAACAATCATAAAAAGATTCAGCTCTTGGATACTCGGCACAGGTCTAAAGCTTAATTGTGAGCCGGTGGATGATGTGCTTGCCTCAGAAAAAATAAAAATAGACCCAGAGGCTTTTAATGCTCAGGTCGAATCAAGATTTAAACTTTTCTGTAAATCAAAAAATACAGATTATTCATCAATGAGGTCGCTGAATAAGCTGGCCCGCAAGGCTCATATTGATTCTATTGTTGGCGGTGACTGTCTTGTGATCATCAGATATGTAAAGAAAAAAATAACCGTTCAGATCGTAGACGGTGCTCATGTGTGCAGCCCTGCCCCATCATACTCTCCATTGCAGACAGATCAGTCTACAGGTTACAGGATCAGGCACGGCATTGTACTTGATGATACCGGCATGCATGTGGCGTATTATGTAAAGCGCGAAGATCCAAAAAATCCTTTGGGTTATGTATATGATCGCATAGAGGCCAGAAGTAAATCGGGGCTTGTTATGGCATATATGGTTTACGGCCTTGAGTACAGAATTGATACAGTCAGAGGTGTGCCGCTTTTGGGTGTAGTACTGGAGACACTCAAGAAAATGGAGCGTTACAAAGAGGCTACGCTTGGCAGTGCTGAGGAGCGTCAGAAAATTGTCATGCAGATCGTGCATGATCAATATTCTACAGAGGAGAGTCCATTTTCAAAAAACATGGCTAAGGCTTACGATGCCGACGCAAAAGATGACCTGCCTAAAGATGTCGCAGGTAAAGAACTTGCCAACACGGTCGCAGCTACTACCAATAAGCAGG